TGAGTCCGCGCGGCTCCGGGCCCGCCTCGCGACCGCCGAGGCCGAGGCGGCGCGGCTGCGGCGAGAGCTGAACGAAAACGCCGGACTCGCCGAAGGCGCGGTAGTCGAGATCGCCGCCCTCCGCGCCCAAGTCGAACGGCTCGTGGAGGCGGGGGCGAGGCTGGAGTCGATTGTTAGGGGCTTCCGCGCACGATCCACCGAGTTTGACGACACGGAAGCGCTCGATGTGGCGCTCGCCCGCTGGGCCGCCGCCCGCGAGGTGAAGCCGTGAGGGTGCGGATTGAGCTACTCCGCGGCGCTGGCGGCAACGTGTTGAGTCTGGTCGAAGGCAAGAACCAGGGGCACCGCATCGCCGGGCCGAAGGGTAACGGTGCTTTCGATGTGATACAGGAATTCGTCTGCGACATTCCGAACGACGTGCTGGCGCGCGGAGCCGCCTACCAGGCTGGCCTAGACGCCGAGGCGGAGGCTGCACGCGCCGTTCGTCGGTCCGCCCGCGGCGAGAAGGGGGGCGCGTGAGCAGCCACGCCGCGAAACGCCGCAAGCGCACGAACACGAGGCGCCGCGAGGCCGACCTCCGCGCCAACCTGATGCCCGGCGATCTGGAGGCCGGTGTCGAGTGGGTGCCGAAGAAGGAGCCACGAATCCCGCCGCTGGAATCGGGGAAGGGGGGCGCGTGAGACGCGTCCCGTATTGGCTCGCAGGTTGCTCGACCCTTTTCGCGGCCGTATGTCTCCTGGTGGCGGCTGTGGTCATTGCACTCGGCGGTGCCCGGTGACCGCCGCCGAGCGCGTGCTCGCGGAAACGCGCGTCAGCTTCTGGGACGTGGACAAGTGGATGACGCGACACCCTGCGTACCTGAGCATGCCGCACGACGTGGTGGCGCTGGTGCTGGAGGAGCGCGGCATCAACCGCGACAGCGTGCGCGCGATCTATCCGGACCCGATCGCGTCGTCGCTCGACTACATCATCCAGTACGAGTCAACGCCAGTCGCGGCCCCGCGCCCCGGCGCGGGGGAGGAGAAGTAGCGATGCGATACGTACCGCCCGACTTCGCGGCACTGACGACGCCGCGCGATGTGAGCGAGTGGCACGACGATGATGGCGATGTGCTCTGGTGGCTCCTCCTTGACGGGCACACCGTCTCGGAGCCGCCGGAGGTTGGCTCGCCGTTGGTCGTTGACTGGTACTACGACCAGTATCTCGACGGCGACAATCGCTTCCACAACCCAAAGTATCCGGAGGCGCGGCTCGTCTGGACGCCGCTCCCGCACATCGCGCGCTACGACGCCCCCGCCGGGGCCGCGAAGGAGGAGTGATGAAGCACTACACCAGCTTCGAGACCAGCGTGGCACTACGAGCAGCCGGTGCGCCGCAGGGGGACGAGGAGCAGACAGGGGTCGGCGCTACGTTCTGGCGTGCCTATCGCTCCGGGCACCACGCTTCCCCGGGGAAGCCCCTTCGCTGTTTCGAGGTGCGCCGTCCGGGGTGGACTTGGTCGCCTGGATCGGTTGACGGCGCGGAGTCCGATGTTGAGGGGATGGCCCGCTCGTGGCGCCTCGACGAGCTTCTGGAGGCGCTGGCGGCCTTCGCCGTCGTGGCGTTGCGGCGACACCCCGTATACGGGGACGGGGCCGGCTGGTATTGCGAGGCGCGCATGAGTTCCGTCGGCCTGAGCGTCGCCGACGGAAGCGGACACGGCTCATCGTCCGTCGAGGCGGCGGCGGCCTGCTGGCTCGCGGTGATGCGGGCAAAGGAGTCGCCCCGTGCCTGAGCCCGCCAGCGCCGCGCTGAGGCGGCTCCACGAGGAGGCGACGCCGGGACCGTGGCGGCACGAGGACGATACAAACCCGGAGCTGGTGACGGCCGGATGCGACGGCGACGGCGCCTATCTCTACGTGATGGACGCCTCGTGGTCCAACCGGGAGCCTGCGGACCTGGCGCTGATCACGACCCTCCGCAACACCGCCGACGCGCTCGCCGACCTCGTGGAGGCTGTGGAGGCCATGTCCGCCGCACACCGCACCGCCGGAGGCGGTACGTGTCCGTGGATGGCAACGACCGACTGCCGGTTCTGCCGCGCGCTCGCCGCGCTCGCGGCCCAGCTGAGGGCACGATGACGCATACCGAACTGACCGACGCCCTCTATGAAGTTGCCCCGCGGCGCGGCGAGGACTCCGGTGACGGTGCCTCTCGTCTCCGCGCCTGGCGATCCATCGAGCGCGGCTTCGCGGAGCTGCGAGAGCGCGTCACCCACCTCGAGAAGCAGCGGGATGACCTTCAGCGCTGCAACAATACGTATTTGGAGAGGATCCGGACCCTGGAGTTCGGAGGGAGGCCATAGTGGCAAAGGGAAGACCGAGGAAGAGCAACGACGAGAAGCGCAGGGGCTTCGTGTTCCGGTTGACCCCGGACGCACTGGAGATCGCCGAGGGCCAGCGGCTGAAGGCTCAGGCGACGGGGGTGCTGCGGTCCATTAGCCAGATCGTGGGCCAGGAGGTCCTCGAAATGGCGCTCTACATGCGCCTGGAGGGACGTCCGGTGGAGCCGAAGCAGCGGGCCCACCTGAGCCTCAGCCCGGCCGAGGCGAGGGCCCTGCAGCAGATCGCCGACAACTGGGGGGTCGACGTGAGCTCGGCCCTGGAGGTCGTCCTGAGGCTGCGGGCGGGGGCCTTGACGAACGTCTACGAGGGCCCCTATCGTCTCCAGCGGAAGGGCACCAAGGAGGTGGGATGATGCTCGCGACGATGTTCCTGCTGGCCCAGCTCGCTGGCGGTCGACCCGTGGTGGCCACGCCGGGGCTGCCGCCGACCTGCAGCCCGGACCTACCGAGCGGCACGGTGTGCGTGTGGCGCGGCTACCCGGTGCAAGTCCCGTCGCAACAGCACCCCGACAGGTCGATTCTGGTGTCGGTCCTCTCGACGGAGCCGCCCCCGACGCCGGGCACGAGCGGCAACCTCTTCATCCGGAAGGGGGCCATCCGCATCGTGCTGGAGTACGCGGAGGCCTGCGCGGACGCCGACACGTACGAGTACAGCCTGGACTTCGGGGCGTCCTGTCCTCTGCCGGGCCCTACGGAATGAAAAAACGGGGGAAGGGGCCCGCCAGCCCCCTCCCCCGTTGACCCACCGGAGCCCGTGCCCCGGAACTATGGAATGCGCCCGACGGCGACGATGAGCATGCGGCTGCCGGCCGCGATCGAGAACGTGCCCGCTCCGCCGCTCAGCTTTCCCTGCATCTTGATCGTGTAGGAGGTGTTGCCGGTGAGGGCGACCGTCCACGCGCCGATGATCGGTACCCGCTCGTTGTTGGTCTGAGGGTTCCAGATGATCTGGTTCGAGTCGGCCGACCCGTTCACCACGAGCTCACCGAGGAAGCCGCTGCCAGTTGCCGTCATCTTGGCGTCCAGGACGGCCAGGACGATGGCGCGGCAGTCGGAGGGTGGGGTAAAAGTGGTGGTGAGACCGTTGAGGTCGGTCGCCGTCGTCGAGTTGATCGTGGTGGCGGTCCCGACGATCATCGGCTCGATCCAGGGGGCGATCCTGGACGACTCGAGCGTCACCAGTGAACCCCGCTTGTCGAGCGCCGAGTAGACCGTCGACCCGAGCAGGAGCGTCATCTGGTTGACAGTCGGGCTTGCGACGTTCTGAAGGAGTAGCGGGGCACTCCCCGCCGCGTTCGGGTTGGCGGCGAAGCGCCCGGCCAGCATGGCGCCGTCGATGTTCATGTTGCCGGACTGGGCGGTACCGGGCGACGTTGTCTGGACGCGGGCGACGACGTCTGAGCCGCTTGCGCTCGAGATGAACTGCTTGTCGCTCGACGCCCAGGAGCCGAGGACTCCGGCGGTCGTCACCGCCCTGACGCTGACGTGGCCCTCGGATCCCTGGGAGCCGTAGCCGAGCAGGTCTAGGGTATAGGAGCTGTAGCCGGGGGCTACGAGCGTCAGGGGCGCCTCAGTAGTCGGCTCGTCGCCGAACATGATGCTCGGGAGCTGCCCGGTGCGCGTAGAGCTCGAGGAGCCACCGACGGTGATGTCGTACCGGTGGATGGCCGTGTTCTCGGTGAAGGTGTAGAGCTGTAGCTCGAGGACCGCAAACCCGACCGTGTCCGCCTGCACCATGCGCCAGTACCGGTGGGCGTACCGGCAGGGCCACTCCCAGGTGACGGTCCAGGTGGCGGAGGCCCCCGCGACGGACTTGGTCGTGAAGGTGGGGCTGGTCGCGTCGACCCAGGTTGAGCCGTCATCGCTCCACTGCCACCAGACGCCCGCGACAGCGCTGGAGGCGGCCCCGCTAGAGGCGGCCGTGATGGTGAGGTCGACCTTGCCGAAGCGGGCGGAGGCCCCGGCGCCGAGGTCCAGCTTGACGTAGGCGTAGTTCGCCGGCACCGTCGATGAGGTCGGTGCGGTGGTCAGCGCGGTGGCCCCATTCGAGCCGTCGTTGATGGCCGACGCCGTGACGCCGGTGCAGTTAGTGGTGCTCCAGTAGGAGGACCCGTAGAGTGAGGCGGCGTACGCGGCGCGCGGCGGGCCGATGGCCAGGTACTGGAGGCTCGACGAGAAGCCGAGGATCGGCGCGCCGGGTGCGGCGTAGGGGTCGCTGAAGAGCGTGCCGGGGGTGGTGTTGGCGGTGGTTGACGTCGAGGCGTAGACGGCCGAGTCGTATTCCCTGGCCTCGATTCCGTACTCCCCCGTCGGGAGCCGCTTCACGGTCTCGATGAGCAGCCTCTGGGCCGTGAGCCCGATACCGGCCGTCAGGGTCACCAGGGCCCCCTTGTAGAGCCGGACGCCGACCCACGGTGACGTCCAGGTGACTCGGAGGTCGGCCTCGGCCAGCTTGAGGTAGTAGTTGGCGATGCGGGCGGCGTGGACCGCGTCGGTGATTCCGGGGAGGTTGTACTTGGTCTCCCTGAGGCCAACTGTCGCCGGGGCCGTAAGACCCTGGCTGTCCCGCTGGATGGGGATCTGCTTGTAGTTGTTGGAGGCGTCCGAGAACCAGACCGTTACGCGAGTGGGCTTGTCGATGGGGTCGGTGGTGGTGGCCGTGACGTCCTTGGCGTTGGTGGTGTCGAACGCGACGAGGACGTCCTCCTGGGCCACGTCCACCCGGATGCAGAGCTGGCCGTTGTCCTCGTAGAACTGGGCCCCGCAGTAGGCGCGCATCGTCTCGAAGACGGCCCTGGCGGATGTCTCAGCGTTGATGACGATCCCGGCCTGGTAGTAGCCGCTCGAGCCGGTTTCGGTGGCGTGGTCGGCGTCGGCCGCGCCCCTGCCGAAGTTCGCGGTGTTGATGTCGGCCGCCGCAATCCCCGCACCGTAGACGCCATCGGTGGCGAAGTCGAGGATCTGGAGGACCGGGTTCGTCGTCCACGAGACGGTGTTAGGCGTGACGGCTGAGGCCTGGGTCTCGATGTACCCGTAGTCATCGGACTTGATCTGGAGGGACGACCTGGTGACCCTCAGGACGGTGGAGGCCGGGATCCCGTAGATGCGGAGGCGCGCCGTTCCGGTGCCGGAGCCGGTGTTGGTGAGCCGGTAGGTGCGCCAGTTGGTGTCGACCGTGATCGACTGGGTGGTGGCGCTCGAGCCCTTCTTGACCTCCATCGTGCCGGTGAAGGAGCCCGAGGCGACGCGCATCCGGATCGTGCCCGTCAGGGGATCCCCGGAGGCCAGCCCGAGCGCGACGTCGCGGTAGAACTCGTAGGTGCCGGGCGTGGCGCTGAAGGTGTACTCGCTGGCACTGGTACCGCCCCAACCGTCAGACGCGCCGCCGGTCCCGGACTTGCCGTCGGCCGACACCGTCGGGAAGGTGGTTGCGCTCGACCATCCGCGGGTTGAGCGGAAGTCGTTGCTGTAGGTGATGCGGTTCTCGCGCGGGTCGCTACAGAGCTTGCCCTGGACGACGAAGGTGAACTTCTCGGCCGCCGCGTAGGCCTCGTATTCGCTGAAGGGGTAGTCGATCCTCGCGTAGGCGAGCAGCGGCAAGCGGTACGTGCCGCCCGCGTAGAAGGAGTCGAGCCCGATGGCCGCCTGGGTAGCCGTGCCCGTGAAGTAGGTGATTGTGACGCCGCTCGGTGTGGCGTCGTTGATCTTGCAGGAGGTGACGGCGTTGATCGGGCCGGCGCAGATCCCGACGAAGATCGACCAGGTCGTGACGTTGTTCCCGCGCCAGAGGACGCGTCCCTCGACCTGCTGGAGGCCGTAGACGATCGGGACCTTGGTCCCGTACGCGAGCGTACCGACCTTGGCCGTCGAGGAGTTGACGTCCTTAGGCGACGGGGGCGCCGACGGATACACGGGGTCGTAGGGCCCGGTGAACGGGCCCCTCGGGTAGACGTGGCCGTCACCGCCCCGCACGACGGTGTTGGCGCCCCTGACCCCTCCGGGAAGCAGTACGGTGTGCGGCACTACCGGGCCTCCTCGATCAGGAGACCGGTCGTCACGAGGGTGCGTGCGAAGTTGCGGAAGGAGATCTTGTCGTTGCCGAAGCGGCAGTTGAAGCCGGCACGTCCGGTGGCCTGCCACTCGATGATGCCGTCGGTAGCGGGGGCGACCGAGAACGTGAAGACGTCGCGGCCGTCGGTTCCGGTCCCGAGGCTCAGGGAGCCCGCGGCAGAGCTCCCGTTGACGTAGGCGGTCCCGGAGCTCGAGGACTTCATCGGCAGCTCCCAGGCGGTCGTGGAGCCGTTGCCGACGCCCACGTACAGCTTGGGCCAGCGGATACCGAC